GCCTACGGGTCGGCGATTCCGGCCGAGGTGGCCTTGCTCACCTGCGGCATCGACGTGCAGGACGACCGGCTCGAACTCGAAGTGGTCGGCTGGGGCCGCGACGAGGAGTCCTGGTCGGTGGACTACAAGGTGCTGTGGGGCGACCCCTCAGCGCCGGACACCTGGTCGCAGCTCGATGCGTATCTCACCAACCGCTTCGAGCACGAGACGCTGGCCAACGGCCTGACCATCGAAGCCGCGTGTCTCGACACCGGTGGTCACCACACCTTGGCGGCCTATGCCTTCTGCAAAGGCCGGGAGCGCAAACGCATCTGGGCGATCAAGGGTGGCTCGGGCAAACGGCCGATCTGGCCCAAGCGCCCGAGCAAGGCCAATAAGGGCAAGGTCAACCTCTTCACCGTCGGGGTGGATGCCGCCAAGGAGGCGATCTACGCGCGCCTCAAGAAGGCCGAGGGTGGTCCGGGCGCGATGCATTTCCCGCTGGATCGGGATGCGCAGTATTTCGAGCAGCTGACCGCCGAACGCATTCGCACCCGGTATGTGAAAGGGTTCCCACAACGTTTCTGGTGGAAGCCCGACGGACGCAGGAACGAAGCACTGGACTGCCGGGTGTATGCCTACGCCGCGCTGCATGGCCTCTTGTCGATGGGCCTGAACCTGAACAGGCGGGTCGAGGCGCTACCGCCGGTGCCGACCAATCGCAAGCCGGCCAGCAACGCCACCCCCGTGGCGGTACCGATGAGCGCCAGCCCGCGCCGTCGCCGTATGGCCATTTCTTCCAACTACCTCTGATACCGCCAGCCTCTCGCTGGCCGGGAGTGCTGTCCATGACCCTCGAACAATTGAAGGCCCAGCGGGAAGCCCTGCAGGGCGCGCGCTTCAATGGCGTGCTCACGGTGAAGGCCGGTGACAAGTGGGTCACCTACAAGTCGGACGCCGAACTGCAGTCGGCCCTCCATGACCTTGACCGCGAGATCGCCCAAGCCGAAGGCCGCCAGCGTGCCCGTCGCATCCGCACCTATGCCGGGAAGGGCTTGTGATGGGGATGCTCAAGAACCTGCGCCGCAAGGTAGGCGCGATGATCGGTGGCTTCGAAGGGGGCTTGTCCGCCCGCCGCCTCAAGACCTTTGCCGCCAGCCGCGCGCACGTCAACACCCTGATTCAGGCCGCTGGCGCCGACATGACCGCCCGTGCCCGGTACCTGATCCGCAACAACGGCTATGCCGCCAATGCGGTCGAGTCCTGGGCGGGCAATGCGGTGGGCACCGGCATCAAGCCCTCGTCGGGCATCGGTGATGCTGTGCTCAAGGAGCGGGTGCAACGCCTGTGGCTGCGCTGGACCGATGAGTCGGATGCCGAAGGGCTGACCGATTTCTATGGTCAGCAACGCCGCGCCGCCCGAGAACTGTTCATCGCCGGCGAGGTGTTCTTTCGGATTCGTCCGCGCCGTCCAGAGGATGGCCTGTCGGTCCCGCTGCAGTTGCAGATGCTGCCGGCCGAGATGCTGCCCTTGAATCACAACCAGGCACTCGACAACGGCCACCGCATCCGCCAGGGCATCGAGTTCGACCGCATCGGTCGGCGCGTCGCCTACCACTTCCTGCGCCGCCACCCGGGCGACATCACCGATCCGGGGCTGGCCGGGGAAACCGTTCGCGTACCGGCCGAGTCGGTGCTGCACATCGTCGATCCGGTCGATGCCGGGCAGTTGCGCGGTGTCTCGCGCTTCTCGCCGGCGCTGGTGAAGCTGTTCCTGCTCGACCAGTACGACGACGCCGAGCTGGATCGCAAGAAGGTCGCGGCGATGTTCGTCGGCTTCGTGCGCCGGCCGGAGCGCGATTTCGACAACGGTGGTGAAACCGACGACCGGGGCGAACCGCTGCTGCCGCTCGAACCTGGCCAGCTCCAAATCCTGGACGACGGCGAGGACATCACCTTCTCGACGCCGGCCGATGTCGGCGGCAACTACGAGTCCTTCCAGTACCGCACGCTCTTGCAGGTCGCCGCCGCGCTGGGTTTGCCCTACGCCAACCTCTCGGCCGATATGTTGAAGGCCAACTACTCCAACACCCGGGCAGCGCTCCTGGAGTTCCGCCGACGCATCGAAGCCTTCCAGCATTCGGTGCTGGTGTTTCAGCTGTGCCGGGCGGTGTGGGCACGCTGGATGGATACGGCGGTGCTGTCTGGCCAGCTCGACTTGCCTGATTACGAGCGCAAGCGTGCCGACTACCTGGACTGTAGTTGGCTACCGCCACGCTGGGACTGGGTTGATCCTCTCAAAGACATCCGCGCCGAAATCAACGCCATCGAGGCCGGGCTCAAGTCGCGCACCCAGGCGATTGCCGAGCGGGGCTTCGACGCCGCGATGGTCGATGCCGAGATCGCCGGTGATCACCGGCGCGAGGACAGCCTAGGGCTGCGCTTTGGGCGTGAGCCTGTGCCTCCGCCCTCGAACTGAGGAATCTCGATGACTGATTTGCCCTACCTGGCGTCCCGCCTGTACGGGACGCCGCTCCTGATTGCGCGCCCGAAACTCGAAGTGATCCTCGGTGTAGTGGCCAGAAAGATGGCGGGCGACACGCTCGCCACGCCACCGCCCACCACCCTGGATGTATCGATGTCGGGTGGTTTCCAGATTCTGGAGGGCATCGCCGTCCTCCCGGTCCTCGGCACGCTGGTGCGTCGCTCTTCGTATATCGGCGCCGCCAGTGGCCTGACCAGCTACCACGACATCGAGGCCATGGCCGAACAGGCCTTTGCCGATCCCGAGGTCCGCGCGGTGCTGCTGGAGATCGACTCCAGCGGCGGCGAGGCGGGCGGGGTGTTCGATCTGGCCCAGCGCCTACGACAGCTGGCGCAATCATCGGGCAAACCGCTGTGGGCCATCGCCGATGAAGCCGCACTCTCCGCCGCCTACGCGATTGCCTGTGCGGCCGACCGCCTGTGGCTCACCCGCACCGCCGAGGTGGGCTCCATCGGGGTGGTCGCGGTGCACGTCGATGAGTCGGTGGCCGATGCCAAGGCGGGCCTGAATTACACCTTTCTGCACGCCGGCGCCCACAAGGTCGATGGCCATCCGCACGCGCCGCTACCGGCGCCGGTCGCTGCCGACATCCAGGCCGACATCGATCAGTTGCACGACCAGTTCATCGCCTTGGTCGCCGGATTTCGGCGCCTGACGGTGGAGGCCATCCGCGACACCGAGGCGCGCGTCTATCGCGGTGAGGCGGCCATCCAGACGGGCCTCGCCGATCAGATCGGCACCCGTTCCGAGGCACTGACCGCTCTGCAACGGCAGCTCGCCATGAGTGCCAGCCGCAGCCTGCGCAACAAGGCCGCCTCGCTGTCGGCCACCCGCACCACTTCCCGATCCCAACCATCCCCGAAGGAGATCTCCATGAATGATCACAACCCCGTCACGCCGGTGGACGAAACCGAAGAGAACACAGCCCCGGCCCAGTCGCAGTCACCGCAGACCCCGCCGCCGCTCGATGAAGCGGCCATCACGGCCCAAGTCGAGCAGCGTCTACGACGCCAACTCGCCGAGCTCTCCGAAATCGCTGCCCAGGCCAAGCGACTGGGTGTCACGGTCGATCCGGCCCAGGCCCTTGCCCGTGGCGTCACCCCGGATGCGCTGCGCCAGTCAGTCCTTCAGCAGGCCGCTGAGCGTGATGTGGCGCAAGACATCGTGGCCGAAGCACCGGCACCTGCCTCTACCAAACCTCAATCCGTCGCTGACAGCCCCTTGGTCAAAGCGGCCCAAGCCTATGGAGCCCGTAAATGAGCACACCTTTGATTTCTCCCGCGACGCTGGGTGATCTGATCAAACGCGAGTCCGACCCGGACTACACCCGCGAGACCGTGACCTTGAAGGCCGGCACGGCTTACCCGCTGGGTGCCGTGCTCGGCCGCATCACCGCGACCGGCGTCTATGCGTTTTCACCTGCGGCCTCCACCACCGGGCTGGAAGGCGCTGAGATCGCATCGGCCGTCCTGCTGCACCCGGTCGCCGCCAGTGACACCGACACCCAAGCAGTGGTGATCGCCCGAGGCCAGGTCATCGTCGCTGACCGCGCCTTGGCCTTCGATGCCTCGGTGGCGGACGCCGCCGCCCAATCCCTCAAACACCAGCAACTGGCAGCCCACGGCATCGTCGTGCGCGCCGCTGCCTGAACCACATTCGCAGGAGTTCTTCCATGACCGTGATCGTCAATCCTTTCGATGCGGGCGGCTTCACGCTGGCCGAGATGTCGGCCGCCATCCAGATGCTGCCCAACCCCTATGGCCGCGTCGGCCAGCTGGGGCTGTTCGCGCCCGAGCCGATTTCGCAGCGCAACGTCACCATCGAGTCCATCGAAGGCGAACTGCGCTTGCTGCCCGCCGTGGCGCCCGGGGCGCCGGCCACCGTCGGCACCACCGACAAGCGTTCGGTGCGCTCGTTTGCCGTACCCCACATCCCGCACAACGATGTGGTGCTGCCCGAGGAGATCCAGGGCATCCGGGGGCTGGGCCTGGCCTCCGGCGAAGACCCGCTGGTGACTGTGATGACCCGCAAACTCGCCCGAATGCGCGCCAAGCACGCGCAGACGTTGGAGTACATGCGTGTGAACGCCTTGCTGGGGATTACCAAGGATGGTGCTGGCAACACCCTCTACGACTGGCACGACGAGTTCGACATCCAGAAGCCCGAGGTGGATTTTGTGTTTGGTGGCACCGAGGACATGGTCATCCACTGCACCCAGGTCGCCCGGCATATTGAGGAGAACTTGAAGGGCGAGATGATGACCACCATCCACGCCCTGGTCAGCCCTGAGTTCTTCGATGCCCTGGTCAAGCACAAGACCGTGAAGGAAGCCTACACCTTCTACCAGGGCACCGCTGGCACCAACCCGCTGCGCGACGATGTGCGCCGTGGTTTCCGCTTTGGCTCGATCCTGTTCGAGGAGTATTTCGGCACGGTGACGCTGGCCAACGGTACATCCGTGCGCCTGATTCCGCCGCGCGAAGGGGTGGCTTTCCCGCTGGGCACGCTGGATACCTTCCGGACGTACTTCGCCCCGGCGAACCTGATGGAAGCGGTGGGCACCTATGGCCAGGAGCTTTACGCCCACCAGCTGGCCCGCCCCAACGGCACCGGCGTGGACATCTACACCCAGTCGAATCCGCTGCCCATCGTGAAGCGCCCGGCGCTGACCGTGCGTCTCTTCTCCAGTAATGGCTGGTGATCGTGATGGGAGGTGACCATGACGGTTTTTGGTGACCTGACCCGGGCCATGTCCGCCATCGTGCTCACCACTTTCGGGGAGCCGGTGGTGTTTCACCTTGAAGGGCAAGCCGAGGCGCTGCCGGGGCGGGGCGTTTTCACCGCCACCCACCAGGAGGTCGATGCCAGCACCGGTGTGCCGGTGTCCATGGTGCAGCCGGTGCTGGAGGTGCGGCAGGCCGATCTTCCAGCAACACCGACCGAGGGCGATGCCGTCACGGTGCAAGGTGTGCTCTACCTGATCGTCGGGGTGCGCCCCGATGGCCATGGCTTTCTGAAACTGATGTTGCATAGGGGTACGCAGGGAGGGGGCGGCCATGAAACACCCACGCACCCTGATCCGTGACGCGGTCAAGGAGCGACTGGTGGCGCAGTTGCCGGCGATTGATCCGCGCATCAGCGCCAACCGGATCAGCATCCACCGCAGCACACCGCTGTTTCAAGCCAAGCTGCCGGCCGTTCTGATCTACACCCGCGATGAGCGCATCGAGGATCAGCCCAACGCCGATCCGGGTCTGCGTTATCGGAAGCTGGAACTGTCGGTCGAGATCATCGCCAGTGGCGACGTCGCCGCCGAAGAGGCCGATGTCCTTGCGCAGGCCGTGGAGGCCATCCTGGATGCGGACGAAACCCTGGGGCTGCTGGTCGAAGGCACCCGCCTGACCCGCACCGAGGTCGATCAGGGTGGCGAGGGCGACACGCCGGTGCTGGCGGTCCGTCTGTCATTCGAAGTCAGCTACTGGACCAAGCCCGTGATCGATGACGGGGTGCTGCCCCTGCAGGTGTTGGTGAGTTGGGTGCCGGAGATCGGCGTCAGCCATGAGCACAGCTATCAGCCGGTTGGTACTCACTACCGGGAGCCAAGTTCATGAGCGAGCGCAACCTACACCAGGACATGACCGAGGCCGAGCGGCGTATTAGCAATGTGGCGCTGATGGGCCAGGTGGTAGCGCTCGACACGGTGCGTGCCCGCGTGCGGGTGCAGGCCGGCCCGATCACCACCGGCTGGTTGCCCTTTGCGACGATGCGTGCTGGACCGGATCGAACCTGGCATCCGCCCGAGCTGGGGGAGCAGGTGCTGCTGGTTGCCCCCGGCGGTGATCTCAACCAGGGCGTGGTGGTGGGCTCGCTCTACCGGGCAGAGCATCCGGCTCCGGCCGACTCAGAAGATGTCTCGCGCACCCTGTTCAAGGATGGTGCGGTGATGGAGTACGACCGTGCTCAGCACCACTGGCGCTTGGCGGTACCAGCGGGCGGCAGGATCGTGCTGGAGATTGGTCCCACCAAACTGGAGCTCAGCGATCAGGGCGCGCGGCTGACCGCTCCCCGGATTGATCTGAACTGAAGGAGGTTGCCATGCCAGCCATCACGCGCTTGGGCGACCAATGCACCGGCCATGGTTGCTTTCCGGCACGCCCCAATACCTCGGCGGCGGCCTCGGTGTTCATCAATGGCATCGCGGTGCACCGGGTGGGGGATGCTTGGGCGACCCACTGCTGTGGTCCCGCCTGCCACGCCAGCGTGCTGGCGGAAGGCAGTCTCAGTGTATTTGCCGAGGGACAGGCCGTCGGACGGATCGGTGATCCGGTGGCCTGTGGGTCGAGCGTGGCCCAAGGGTCACCCAATGTCTATGCAGGGTAATCAACGATGCTTGGAATCAACGCCCAAACCGGCCAGCCCTTGGCGGGCATTGATCACTTGCGCCAGAGCATCCGCGACATCCTCACCACCCGTATCGGCACTCGGGTCATGCGCCGTGACTATGGCTCGCGTCTGCCCGCGCTGGTCGACAACCCGATGACCCCGAGACTCGCCATGGACCTGTATTCGGCGACCGCCGAGGCTCTGGCCCGCTGGGAGCCGCGTTTCAAACTCACCCGCGTGCGCATTGCTTCGGCCACGGTCGGGCAAGTCGTGCTCGATCTGGAAGGCATCTACCTGCCCGATGGCAAAGCAGCCGTGCTCACCGGCCTGGAGGTGTGAATGACGACCCTGAGTGATCTGGCGAGCCTGCCCACGCCGGCCGTCATCGAGCCCTTGTCTTTCGACACGATCTTCTCGCAACTGCAAACCGAGTTTCAATCGCGCTACCCGGACTATTCGGCGCTCTTGGCCTCGGACCCGGCGGTGAAGTTGCTGGAGGTCGCCGCCTATCGGGAGGTATTGCTGAGGAACCGCATCAATGCAGCGGCCAAGGCGTCCCTCTTGGCCTTTGCCACCGGCAGCGATCTGGATCACCTGGCGGCTTTCTACGGTGTCACGCGCCTGGTCGATGAGACCGACGAGGCGCTTCGGCTGCGCACCCGCCAACGCATCATTGGCTTTGCCAATGCCGGCGGCGCGGCGCACTACCGCTACTGGGCGCTCTCGGCTTCCCCCGGCGTCGCTGATGTCGAGGTCGACAGCCCGGAACCCGGGCGGGTGCGCATCAGCGTGCTGGCCAAGGGAGAGGAGGAGACGGTACCGGATGCCGTGCTGGAGGCTGTCCGTTCGGTGGTGCTGCGCGACGACATCCGGGTGCTCACCGACACCGTCGAGGTGGTGGCGGCCGAGTTGATTCCCGTCACCGTCACCGCGCG